TGATTCCAGCAGGTCGGCCATGTCGTTGCGCACCGCGTCAAAATGCTCTTTATCAGCTGTTGCAAATTGCGCCAGTTCGTGGTTCGCTTTTACTTGCTCTTGCTGTTGTAATGAATTTTGCCATAACTGTTGAGTTTGGCGCAACTCATTTAACTGGTTCATTAAATATTGCGTTTGCGGATCAATGTTTTGCGGTTGCTGCGCTAACCCTAGGTCAACGCCATATTCTTGGGCTAATTGCTGTAGATATTGCGCTTTTGTTACTGGGTCGCTGTTGCGCAAAGTGTTATCGGCGTGCAATAACCTTTGAATTGCTTGAGGCGCATCTAGTCCCGTGCGCTGAATGTTTTGCATATAAGGTGATATTGCCTGTTCAAATGCCCGCGCCCTGTGTGCATGGCCTTTAAACTCTTCAATCCCTTTCAGAAAATCCGATTCTCGCCGATTAGCTTCAGCGGTCAGAATCTTGATTTCCTGCGGTGTTAATGCTTCCCCCCGCTCGGCTTTAATATAGGCTTGTTTTGCCTCTGCCTTCCAGCTTGACGGGGCTTTGATTTCCGGTTGTTCTATCGGTGTGTTTTCACTTTGCTCGGGAGTCGTGTATTTGCCTTGTTCGTCTCGGGGCTGTTCTTGCTGATGGTTAGCTTCGGGCAGCGTTTCTGTGCTTTCAACTGTTGTTGCCGTTGTTTTTTCAGTGTCAAATGCTTGTTCTAGTGCTTCGCGTAGGTTTTCCATGAGGTTCTCTCTGGTGGTTAAAAAAACTAAATGCCCAAACGGTGCATGGCGTTGGCTATGTCTTGCTTGATATTTCCCGCCGGCTTGTTATCTGGCCGGCTGCTCATGTGGTGCTTTATCTCGTTGCCGACTTCGACTAATCGATGCTCTTTTAAATGTTCTCGATGCTGCGAACGTGAACCAATCCATTCGCCGGTAACCTGACTTTTATAACCTGCAATATCTTTCATAACCATGGGCGCATTCGTAATATCCGGCTGGTACTCTCCACGGGGCACAAGTTTGCCTGTGATGCGGTCTTGCACCCAGCCGCCCCGCTGCACTTTTCCGCTAAACACCTGATCAAAATTTGATGAAAATGCCGCATAATCCGTGGGTCGTTGTTTGTCGCCTTTCCCTGCTTCGTGTGCCATAGTTCCCCCTAATACGCCAATAAAAGCATTTCAATTGCTTCTTCTTCCTCATCCTCAAGGCGTTTCTGCTCCATCAAAATAAGGATCTTTTCGGCCACAAACCTTTGCGCCTCTAGGTTTGTTTTAAGCCCCGTGTAATCAATATTGAATTGTTTTCTTGCCTGCGGCACTGCAGCCAGCGCCCTTTCTGGCGTGCGCTCTACGGCTTCAATTACTTCTTGAAGTTGGGGCAATTCAGGCTTCTGCGGTTTTTTCTCGTGCTGCTTTTTCCACCACCGATAATAATAATCGCCGCCATCGTGGGTATCCGCGCCGGTGATTAAACCCCAAGCATTTCCCCATGATAACCCCCATGATTTACCCCATGCGCTGGCCATGTCTTACACCGGATTCCACGGGTTAATCTCTTGGCCTGTGCCTTTGACTTGAACATCATTAACATATTGGATGTTTGCATCAACAATGCCCGCGGTGGTAAATGTTAGGCTATCAGTCTTTGCTTTGATCTCAATAGAGGTTGCCTGCAATGCCAAATCCGCAGCTTTGATTTCCGCCGTTCCATCCCATTGCAATGTTCCGCCACCTACAACGTTTGCGCCGTCTTTTACGACAATTGAATACACTCCCGCTGTTGGTGCAGGTGATGTAGGTACGCTTCCCCAGTAAACCCCTGCGCTTGTCGTGTCGCTCATGGCAATCGGGCCAATACTTGACGCACCCGCTCCAGCTGCACCAGATTGATACAAATACGCCTGCAAAGTAGTCAAACCGTTTTGTGTGTAAGGGAATTGCAATTCGTTAGCCATATTAAATCCTGTATGTCGTAAACGTATCTGCCATGTTGTGTTTTTGTAAATATGTCATTTGCTTTATTAACTATTATCGTTGCGGTGTAAATTTCATAGTTAGACCCATGTAATCTAAATGCAAAACTCTATTTGTAATGCCAACAGTTTTTAATATATGTGCACCAAAGCCAACGGTGCGATTTATGCCTACCGGTATGTTGGTTGTATGTGTAGCCACCAAAGCATCATCAATATAAAATTGCACAAGCGTTGCATTTGAATTGATCTCAATTCGCAGGTTATAAAAAATAGTTGAACTGCCTATTGCCGTTATTGTTGTGGTTGTGAATGTTCGTACACTATTTGAGCAGGTAACGCACTGCCAGTTATTTGAAGCCGCCGACCCTGTTGATGCGCCGCTTGTATCATATAAAAAATAAACTCCGTCTGACTGATTAACACCTAGAATGTTATCGAACAATCCTATTGTATTTACGTATGTGTTAGTTGCGTCAGAATCTATAAAAGTTGAAACACCAGATACACATGTCACTGAACCGCCACCAAGAGCTAATATATCAAGTTGGGTTGCTATTGCCGCCCTACCTGTTGCTGTTGTTCCAGTTCCTAGACGAAGAACTCCAACGTTTTTGTCTGTATATGCCGCCATATTTCCAGTTGTCGCACCTGTTCCAGTAACCGTTTGCACAAAGAAACCATCTCCCCCAGCCGACCACCTTAAAAAATCCGTGTAATGAGTAAATCCAAGCCGTGGGTTAAAATAAGGTATTACGTCAGTAGTTCCGTTAGCTTTCAAAAACTCATTTGATGTGCCGCCAGTTTTTAAAAATTCTTCTGCGGATATTCCACCTGCAAAATTACCTGAGCCGTTAACACTTAATTTTGAAGAAGTGTCAGCAGGATTTCCAATTAGAACATTGCCACTTGAATTAATAATGAGCCTACCACCCACTACGCCTGGCGCATCAAACTGTACAACACCAGGGGCTAATGAAAGAACAGTATTTGCACCATTGTCAAGGCCTCCACCAATTCGCACTTTTCCGGCACCAAACTGTGCCGTGGTTCCGCCTAAAAAATCACCAGTCGAGAAGCTGCCTGTGAGTACCAAATTTCCACTAACGGTTCCGCCAGTCAGCGGTAGTTTTGTTGAGTCTGCAACAGTTATATTTTGAGTTCCATCAAAAGTAACCCCATTAATCGTTCTAGCCGTTTGCAGTGCCGTTGCTGTAGCTGCATTGCCCGTGGTGCTTTGATTAAGCGTCGGAACATCCGCCGCTTGAATAGCCGACATTGTTACGTTTGTTCCAGTTCCTCTTAAATATTGCCCTGCGGTTGTTGCGCCTGCAAGTGCGTTAATTGCTGCCTGTTGCGTTGATGCGCCTGTGCCGCCGTCAGCAATTGCCAAATCAATGATGCCTGCAATTGAGCCACCTGTAATCGCTACGGTGCTAGCGTTTTGCGTTGCAATTGTTCCTAAACCAAGCGATGTCCTTGCCTGCTCTCGCGTTTCTTGTATCCATGCTGTGCCATTACCAACAATAAAATTATCTGCTAATGGTGACAATGCTGCAATTGCTGTAAGGTCTGAATCTAATGGTTGTGCATCAATTATTCCGTATCCAGATAATGTTGTAGGTTTGTCCGTTACGTTTGAAAAAGCAGGAGTAATTGTGACATTGGTAGAAGATGTTAGCCGTCCCTGTGCGTCAACTGTGTATTGTGGTGCTTGAGTAGCATTACCGTATACACCTGCGGCTACCGTAGTGTTGGGCAAATTGGATATTGGTAATTTTTCATTACCGTCCAGGGGCGCATAGCCGTTGGCAGCTCCTTTATTGGCTGCGTTTTCTGGAGTAAAACCCAATGCCGCTATTATGTCGGCATATAAAATTTTTAATTTGGTTATAAAAGCCATGATCAACCCAATTTTATAAAGTACGCAACCAATCCACTAAATGCACCAATGGCCGCACTGCCGGCACTTATCATCATCAATGCGCCTTTCATTTTGCCTCGGCCTTCCGCTAAAAGGATTTTTATTTCATGTACTTCGGCGGCTACTGCTTCCACTTTTTTATCCATGTGGGTGATGCGGTTTTCCATGTGTATAAATCGTTCTTCATGTCTTGCAAGGTCTGCGTTAGTCATTCACTCACCTCAATAGCTGCAATGGCTTTGCCGTTTTGATCTCGCTGTATTACCCGTTTTTTAGGCTTTTTCATTTCTTCCGCCGTGCCTAGTAATACCTGCGCTACTGTCCCTAATTGGTTAACTGCCTCGGCTATGCCTGCGCCGTGCGCTGCGCCTGCTTGGCTGATGATGTCTGCAATTCCGTTGAGTTTGTCTTGTGCGTCAATTTGAAGAACTGCGGCTGGTTTCTGCTGCGCCTGAGTTTGCATTTCGGCTATCTGTAATCGGGTTTGCGCGTCTAGTTGGGCTTTATATGCCTGCCTCTCTGTCTCGGCTTGTTGTTTCATTAGCTCGATCTCTTTGGCGTTCTCGGCTTTAAATTGCTCAATCTGCGCTTGTGCTTGTAGCTTTATCTGCTCTACCTGCTGTTGCGCCTGAAGTTTGGCTGATTCCAATTGCTGGCGCGCTTGCTCAATACCCTGCTCATGCTGCAATCGCATTTGATCGGCCTGTTGCTGCGCTTGTGCCTTCATCATCTCGGGGTTTGGCTGCTCGGGTTTGGGCTGGCGCATCTGCTCTAACGTGTTTTCCAGTGCCGCTTCTAATGTCCGCCCGCTCTTAAATGTCCTCACTACGAACATCAACGCTTCGCCTACTAATGGCGCTAACTCCGGTGATTGCTGCATAATTGGCAAACTGTTTTGCATTGCCTGGCCAAACGCACTCAGAAACTCAATCCGGCTTTGTTTTTCTGCCAATTCATTCATCTCGGCCAAACTCTCCGCCTCGATGTCAATCCGGTAATTTCTAGCTGGTTCTGCCTTGATTACCTCTAATGCTGCCTGCGCGTATTGTGCATCGTCAGTGCCCTGTATCCCGCTCATGTTAATAAGGGTTTGTGGGCTGTACAAATCCATCATCAACTGCGCCTTGATACGCAATGTTTCGGTAACAAACAACGCCACGCTGTGTTGTAATGCCTTCAGCCTCATGGAGGCATACTGGCCTTTGATCTGTTGAGCCGTAGCGGTCTCGCTGGCCATGCTTGAGCCTCTGATAATATCGCTCAGGCCTGTCACGTCATAAACCACCTGCTTGGCTCGCTCTAAGCTGTCATAACATGCCTGCAACGCTTTAACCACGATGTCAAGCGGCAAGAATTGGACTGTGCCTTGTAATCCGCCTTTTTCCGAGAATGCCGCCCATGTGTCCACGGGTATCAGAACGTTATCCACGCCCTCGTTCAGCATCCGTTGAACGCCCGCTGCTGATGCGTCATACACGCCCACGATCTTGATCGCATCCACCAACAACCCGATGCGCTTGGTTAGATCGTCAATCTGGTCGGCTTGGTCTTGATATAACTTGTAATCCGGCACGGGTACTAGCGTATCCGTGGTCATCGTGGCAAACAAAGGCTTTGGGCACGGCCAGAAACCATCCAGCCCGTAAGGGTCTGGTTTATGGTCAAGTATCTCATCACACCCTTCGGCCACCCAGTAAACGCACTCCTCGGCCTTGTCCCAGATCTCCCACACTTGCGCTTTCTTCATGCGGTCAATCTCAGATTGATTCATGCCCTGGCTGCGCATCTCGTCCAGCCCGATTGGTTCATGCGTCATGGGTATGCGCTTTGTAATGTCCTCGCCAAAGCGTTTTTCTAGCTCTGATCTAGCCATGTATTCACGCTTTGCCACCCAGCTCACTTCATCCCAGCATCGTGCGGGGGAGCATCTGAAATCCTCCCAATACACGTAATCTACTGGAGTGGTTTCCGTCTGCATCTCGCCAAATTGGGGGGTTATGCCTGTGGGTAAATTGTGGATAACTTCTTGTTGCTCATATTGATCATCGTTTGCGCCAACGGTCTCTATCTCCTTGGCTTCAAACCGCACCCACACCGTACCCCGCCCGCATAATAACCGGTCTAATGTCGCAGCCCGTGTCGCATTCTCAAAATCGCCGTAATTGTCGATCTCGTATTGAAGCGCCCGTTCCATAATCGTCGCTGCCGTCCGTGCCACTGGGTCTTTATCTTTCCAACGCCGCTCCACTATTGCCCGTGGTGTCTTTGCGTAAAGAGCAGGGTAGAGCGTTTGAATATTACTCCACAAAATGTTATATCTCTTGTTCCCGTCGTAGCTGCTGCTGCGGTCGTCCCTGTATCGCTTGACGATCTTTTTGCTAGCCTTCACCCATTTATCATCTGCCTTTTTGGCGTTAGACAATTCCTGATGCAGCTGCTGCGCCGTTTTTCTCGGCTTCATATCCTGTTCGAAATACGGGGGGTTTGTTTCCATAACTCTTCAAGCGGTGCGGTAATAATTCGCCCATTTTGCAACGAAACGGGGAAAATATCCATCTTTTTTGCAGATTCTGGGGGTTTTTCCGCTATTTTCTGCGCTCCGTAGCAAAAACTGTCGGCGGGGTGGCTTGCCCAATTGTGTACCGGCTCACGACTCATTACCCCTGTTTCTTCGTTATAGCTAAATTCCCACGCGCGTAACCCGTCTAGCCCTGCCCCGCATAACTGCCGGTTAAATGCGCATCGATTGATCACAGTTCTGGCCGCCTCAATCTGGTCTTGCTTCTTGCTCTGGGGGACTATCTCGCAACTGCCTGCGCCAAACGCACTCAAGAACTTCTCTAGGGTCGTGTGGCGGCTTTGAAATGTCTTAGCTCTAGCGTCGTGCGGTAGCCATATCTTCGCCTTTTTGGCTCCCAGCTCTCTTATATTGTCTTGAATTCGGGGTATCCATTCCTCTGCATCCAGTCCGGTGTCTGCGTCGTATTTCAGTAAATGAAACCCGCCAGGCACTGCCTGCCAATACCAGAATGAAGCGGTATCCCTAAAGCCAAGGTCGGCACTCACGCCCATTGTGTCGCCGTGTGCGTCATATTTCACATCGTCGTGAATTCTGCCCTCTCGCTCGGCACGATTAACCCACTTGGCAAGAATTGCCCCGACTGATGCACCATAGTGGCCGCCCCAAACGTGCTCGGCTCTGTCCTCGTCTGCTTTGTAATCGGCTTCCATGTCCGCCCGTAGGGGGGTTTGATCAAACCATGGGTTGTCGTTCCAGTTGACATTGACGCAAATCATGTCTGTGCGCTGTTCGCCCCTGAAAAACTTATCCACAGCATCGGTTTTAAATCGGGGATTCCATGTAAACCAAAGCTCTGAGTTGGGCTTTCGAATTGTTGGGCGCAGTAAATCCAAACTGTACTGGCTTAATGTCTGCGCTTCCTCCACCCATGCGCAATCATAGCCCTCCAGTGATTTAATACTGTCGGCTGTGTGATTTTGCATGCCCTGAAATATTATCAGCCCTGTGCCGCGTCGGCTCCTGATCTGGGTGTCCAACACTTCAAAGTAATCGCCGGCGTTTAATGCGCTGATCTTATCCTCAATCAAGCGTTTAACAGATTGGCCTAATGACTTCTGAATCTCACGAACGCAGACTGTGCGCCGGTCTGGGTCAATGATGTGGGCTTCAATCACCATCTCGGCCATAAATTGGGATTTCCCGCCGCCTCGTCCGCCGTAAGCGCCTTTATATCGGCATGGCTCCAGCAATGGCAAAGCCCATGCGGGGGTTTGAATCTGGAGCACGGTCACGGCTTGACAATCACCCGTTCAATTTTCTGAATTTGCAACCCGCCCGATAGCTCTACTTGGGTAGGCGCATTAAAACCGTGCATTGCGTTAAGCTCTTTAACGGCCGCTGTCATGCCTGTGGATTGCTGCCGCTCCTGTGCTACTGCGTAGGCCTCTTTCAGCGCTTGTACGCTTTCTTCGCGCGTCCAAAGCGCCTTTGATTCTAGCTTCTGTCTTAGTTCGGCTACCCTCTGGGCGACCTCTGGGCGTGCCATTACTTTGCTGGCGCTGTCCCAAATACTTGCCGGCTTTGTATCTGGTCTTGGATTGTAAGCTGTTCGGTATGCATCGGCCTGGGTCATACCGTCCGCAATGCATTGTGCAAACTTTTCTTTTTTGTCCGTTAGTTTTAATGCTTTTGGCTCCATAACTCAATTGTAGCACGTTCACAAATTTATTTAATAGGGTTTTTATCGTGTAAATGTTTGTTTTATATCGTTAAAATTTTGCCATGAATGTATTTGACAAAATAGCGGCTCGTACTATTGAAGAGGGTGACTGCCTGCTATGGACTGGAACCATGTGCGCTAGCGGTACCATCCCCTCTATTTTCAATAAAGGCAAACTGACTTCAGTTTGTAGGCTTTTGTGGGAAAAGAAAAACGGGTCAATACCGGCTGGCATGCTCATTTATCGCACATGCGGCAATATCCAATGTGTCCGACCTGCTCATCTTGGCATATGCACGGTGTCAGAACTTGGGCGTTTCAGTGGTTCGCTTGGCAAACAGAAAAAAAGCGAACTTCAAAAGGTTGCCATATCGTTAACCATGCGCAAACTCTCCAAGCTGACTCAATCTGATGTTGATGACATATTGACATCACCGGATAAGGTGTCAGCCCTTGCTGAACGTTTTAACGTGTCGGAGCGATCTATTTATCAAATTCGCTCGGGTTCTAGGTGGAAATATCGGGCTTGTAATCCTTGGGCTGGGTTGCTCTAAATGCGGCAAATGGAATTGTCGCTTTGTGCACAATCAGTGTGTTGTAGTATTCATCACCCAAAGCCCCCCCCTACCCCGTAGTGTTATAACTATTTGGTAGAGAAGAGTTAAGGCCATCACCCCGATAAATCGGATATTCATGCAACGGATTGGTTACCGTTCACCCCCAGCTTGAATATTCGCCCAGCTGCACGGATTGTTCGGGAACTGCCCCCTAGCCAGTGTGATTGATGATGGTGGCTGGTACTGATCTCCAGCTTTGTCGCCATTTATACGCCTCTGAAGCAGAGCTATACTCACTTTCTCAGGCACTCCTTATGTGGCGCGGTGGTTTATCCAACTCCGTATCCACTCCTGATCTACAACGTATCAGCCTACGTATTCACCATCATCAATCACACGTTTGCATACCGTGTCTCGGTTTTCTTCCACGCAGCCCCAATTGCGGCTCTTACTATCGTGTGGAGTACGGTCAGTCAAATAACCGTCAAAAAGGAAAAACCCACAACGCTGTGGTGTCTTGGCCTCTGGCGTGAGACGGCTTAAGCGATATGACATTACCCCGTAAGGTACGCTTAAACGTTTCAAGACACCGCAACATTGCGGGTTTCACGGGGTAATGTCAATCGCCAGCCGCCAAACTGACAATTTAATTATAACACGTTTCAGAAAATTCCGCACATCGCATTTTGTATTGCTGTCCTCCATTCAATCAATCCGGTATGCTCGTTGGCCAAACTGTAAAGTGCTTCAATCTGCTCTTTAGTCAATTGCGCCCAATTTTTTAAAACGTATTCACAAAAAGTTTTGTTATCTCTCGCGTCATCTTCTTTTTTCAGCCCGATGTGTGGGTATCTGAGCGCAAGAAATAAAATGGTTAACCGTTTCACACCATACGGATATTCAGTACAAGGCATTGAATACTCATTCAATTTTGCGTCTTCGTCAACTTTTTCTTTTATGGTTTCCCAAATTTCGGCACCGATTGCATAACATACTACCTCGTCAATCGTTTCCGTTTTTGATGTCAAGTTTTCTGCCACCAATAATTTAACCACCGCTCGGGATTTTGTGATTCTTGCTGCAAGTCTTTCCATTTTTTACCCCTTTTTTATTAAACTCTTCTTGCTAATCCCCAAAGAATTGCAGCACGCCAGCCGGCGCACCCCCCAAATGTTCGCTCAGTTTCGTTCAATGGGTCGTCGCCCTCAACAAGCTCGTAAAGCGCCCGCAACTGCGTGTACTCGAGTTCGCTCCAGCGTTTGACAATGCTGTCTACTTGCTCCCGTGTGCATTGCTCTAGTGCCATAAATAACACTGCCAGCCGCTGCGTGTGGGTTTCTTGGGTATTTTTCAAACCAATTCCACAACGCTGCAAACCTTCAATTACAACACTTTCTGCAACTTCCCATTTATGGAATGGAATTGTGTAAATATCAACCTTATCAAGCTGCGCTTCTTCTTTACTGCGCTCGACAATCAAATGAACGCCGTTGGCCGATTGTGTAATTTTTGATATCACTTTTTTGTCTCCTGCGTGTAAGCCAATTTTTTTTGTAAATCCCCCAGCTCTTGCAGCATGTCCTGCCAGTTTGCTTTATCAGCCTTTACAAGTTGCAGATGAATCTCCGCACTGATGCCAGACAAAAACCGGCGAGCGATATGCAAGTGCTCCTCCAACCTAATGCGCTCGGCCATCTCTTCATCTCGCTCAGCCTACAGCTCCCGCATGTAAGCTATCGCTTCATCAATCGTTTTGGCGTTCTCTTTGTTTGAGATTTTTAACAGTTTATTTATGATTTCCATTTGCTTCTTCCTTTTTACCTAGCACCGTGCGCCCGTGTGCATTTTTGGCATGCCAAGCGGCTTCAGAATCTTTTTGAGAAATGCCTGCTCAAACTCTTCCGCCGGCATGCGCCCGCTGCGCCTGGTTGCAATTGCGTCCCGCTCGTAGTAATACCTAACGCATATGCCCCAGCCGTCCTTGTAACTTTTTGCGCTGTAGTCCGGTTCTCTTAATTGCTTGTACCCCAATGACTCGTACCAGCTGATGAACAACGCAGCCTCACAATTATCTGCTTTGCGGAACTCGGGCGTTTTAATAAGTCCGCTGCGGATTAGAAAATCCTCGATGCCGGCTTGGGTGTTTGCGCTGTGGTATTCAACGCCTGATATTTTTACTTTTCTCATATTGCCTTTCAATGCCCCTTTCGGGGCTTTGCTTATGCTGCCAATTTGAAGGGTTTATTCCATTTGCCAATGTTCAAGCGTACATAGTGGCCAACATCAAAATAATCGGTCATGATGTCGCTGCGGTTATAGTTGTCGGTGTTCAGCGCATTGAATATTTTTTTAAATGCTTCGGTTACTTCTGCAACTTTGGTTTCAATTGCAAAACAATAACTTGACGCTTCTGTCTGCCCAACCGCCGCAAGCAAATCTATTGGCGCTGCGCTGATTGTCATTTCAATAACTCGATAGTCACGAACTGCCAAGCTGTACTTCCAACCTTTAGGAACTACGTTTTTTAATACCGCTGCAATTTTCGCTTTTTTCTCTTGGTTCATATAAGCCATCATCTTCTCCGTTTGTTTGTTGTCGATGATGTAACTATATCAAATAATTTTATATTGTCAACACTTTTATAAATTATTTTTATTTTTTTTGTGCTCTCGCTCTTGCCCTGTACTCTATCGCCATACGCTCCAGCTCGTGCTTCGTGTGCCTGCGCTCTGTCTGATCTGCCTCAAGTGCCTCCACTTGTGCCAGTCCTATGCGCTCGATGAGCCCTTGCCGATAGGCAACATGGTTGCCGGCCAGATATCGATTGCAGTGCTTGCACTGTCCGTGGGCGTTGCGCTCGTCAAATCGTAGGTGTGGGCTACTGCCAACGCTTCGGTAGTGTCCACAATCAAACGCCCCGCCCAACTTGTCAAGGTTGAGCGGTGCGCCACAACTGATACATGGCTTGCGCTCATCCCTTGCCCGTATAAACCCGTTAAACGCCGACTGCGCCTTTTTTAATAATTGAGGCTTGGTCTGCATAGCGTCTAGGCGTTTTCTGATCTCGGTTGCGTCTCTTCGTTGCTCCTGCTTGTGTGCTTGCTCGGTCTTCTTCCTTGCCAGCTTCATCGCACACACCGCCCCGCATACCTGCTGAAGTGGTCTGCTCGGGGTGAACTGCTCGGCGCAGGTTTTGCATTTTTTAGACTTCATGATTTCAAGCGTGAAATCAACTTAGTGTACTATTTATAAATTTTTTTTTGGGACATAAATACCTGTTATTTTTGTCCCCTAAACTTTCAGCTACTTCGTTTATGCCGGCTGGGTTGCGTTCTCCGTATTGGGTGGGCATTTTGTGGCAAAATGCAGGTGTTTCAAGTAAAGTTAGTTGTACAAAGGCCCCTGTACTGTTGGTTCGGTGTGGGGCCTTTTTCATAGGTTCACCCCCATCACCTTTTTTATTTGGTCTACAGGCCACTGTAAGCGGCCATGCACTCGAATACATTTAACGGGGCCATCATTTTGCATGGCCCAAAGCCTTAGTGTTTGTTCAGCTCGATTAAGGTGAAAAGCGGCCTCGTTTGTGGGTAACGCGGCCCGGGTTTCTAGTGCCAGCGGGGTTGCTTGAAAAGTCTTTGTAGCCATGTTTTACCTCTTTGGGGTTTATTGAACATGGTTCCCTATTATTGGCATATTTAGGCAAGTAGGTGCCTGCCGTTTGCCTGCCGTTTGCCTGCCGTTTGCCTGCCGTTTGCCTGCCGGGTGATACCCATAAATTTGGCCAATGTGCTAATTCCTCGCGGTGATTGTGGTTCCGGCCTCTCGAATTCAAAATTCATTTAATTTCCCATGCTGTAAATTTAACCCCTTGCTGCGCCCCGAATGCCTCGATGAGCGTTTGAAGCTCGCTCATTTCTGCTTTCGTCATTTTGCTGGTGGACTGTCCAAGCGCGACAAATCCCCCCTCGATGCCTGGCACAACCCGTTGCTTTGTCTGCGCTGCTGTAAACACGTGCTTCCATTCCTCAGCCGTCAGCGTCTGGCCGTACCAAATCACTTGGTTTGATACGTCGGTGAGCATGGCCCAAAGCCTGCGGTTTTGATCTAGGCTTCTTTGCTCTTGCCGTACTTCGATCACCATTTTTTGATCTGCCAACAAAGCATTTTTAAGATATGGCCAAACTACCGTGCTTAGTGCTTTGTGCGCCGCCGCCGGCTCGGCCAGTGTGATTAGTAATCGCTCCATCAAATAATCTCCTTCAACCTTCTCAAAATGTCTTTTCTCAGTGGCGCACTTGCAAAGCGCTCGATAAATCCAAGCATGCACTCGGCTTGCACTCGCAGCGGTCTGGTACTTTTAACCAGTCGGGCGCAACACTCAAGGCATGATGCCTCGTAATGGCCTGTTAAGCCATGTTTGAGGCGTTTTTCACATGCGGGGCAAGTCATACAACCACCCCCAACGCATCACTCGCAAAACGCAAATTAATGCTTGGTATGCGCTGGCCGTTTTCATGTTTGGCCAAAATGATGCGTGCCCATTCTTTGCCGTCGGTCTTGGCCTGCTGGCTTGCGGTCTTTAGCGCCCCGAGTTTCTCCAGCTCCATCCGTAGGCGGCTAGGGTCGGGCTTCGGGGGTGGTAGTTCTTGCATGGGCTCTGGCTTTGGTGCCATCCTGCATAAATTCTTGAACTGGATCACGTTTGGTGGGCGCTCTGGTAAATGCTCCAGCGCCCAAGCAACCATATCAAGATGCTCGTTAAAACTTGAAAGCTCATGCGCCCATTGTGTTTTGACTTCATTGATCGGGATGCCATCCCAAAGTTTTAACCACGCCTGCCCGTATGTCAGTTGTAGGCGCTCAAATAGTCGGTCAATTGCTTTCGGTGTCATTGTCGTGCTCCAGTAGTCCTGCCGTGAAATTCATGTCGATCACTTCCCTGCTATCTTCCTCCGGCCATTTCCTGCCGGTCATTTCTTCCCACGACTTGCGCTTTGCAAGCTCGTCACGCTCTCTGAAGCTCAAAACCTGCGGCTTTGAATTGGGCGAATCATTCTCTACCCATGCCGCTTTGAATCCAACCCATCCTCTTTGGCAACAAACAGTTAACGCCTGCTCTAAAGTCATGCCGGCTTTTTCCGCTTCGGTTTGAATTGCCTTGATAGCCGTTTTAGTCAACGGTGCTTTTTTTGCTTTGCGTAGCTTTTGAAAATCTGCGGCCACATCTTCATCCACGCCTTCAAGCAAATTGGGCTCTTTAATATTTACGGTTCTTTTACGGTTCAATGATGGTTCTATTACGGTTTGGGTGAACGTGGTGCAGGGGTGTACTGCACTTGGTGCAGGGGTGGGGTGAACGTCGTGCAGGGGTGGGGTGAACGTCGTGCAGGGGTGACTATCTGTCAGGGGTGAATATAATTCAGGGGTTAACGTGTAATGTGTGCTCTTTCCCGCATTATGGTTTTTGGTCAAAGCGTTGTTTTTCTCAAGCCATTTAATGGCGTTGTAAACCGCCCTTTCGCTCGCACATACCCGCTTTGAAATTGTAGGGATTGACGGCCAGCATAGGCCGTGGTCGTTGGCGTTGTCGGCAAGCGATATATAAACCGCCTTAGCAACTGTTGGCATTTGTAACGGCCAAATCTTGGCCATCATTTGTGTACTCATGGATTGACTCCAAAAAAAAACCCGTAAAACCTAGAGGTACGAGCTCCAGAGTCTTACGGGTCAGCCTTGCGGCTTATCAGTCAATGCGTCTCGTACACGCAACTGATAAACCGCCAAGATTTCATTTTACTACAATGGCGCCGGCTCCTCCTGCGTTGCCTTAAATTCATCGCCAAACAGTTCGATCAACTTCATCCGGTACTTGTGTGGCACGCCGTTGTATGCCCACATCTGCACGCTAGCAAAACTGGGCGCTCCGACCTGCTCGGCCAATGCTCTGAAGCTGCCGGCTTTGCGCTTGGCGTACATGAATAAAAGGTGAAATTCGTTGTTGTTCATGGTGTCATTATACCACAATGTAAAAATATTTTGCATTTGTCTATTGTATAAATAAATTTTATGTTATAGTTCATCTATCAGCCCCGCTCTAGGGGATTTTTAACCCGCCCATTTGGGCATAACTGGAGACAATGATGACGACAGAAAAACTGCTTTCCACCAACGTGAACGCCCACGTTGAAAGCAAAAACGGCCTCAGCTACTTAAGCTGGGCATGGGCATGGGCCGAAGTGCTCAAGGCCGACCCGCTGGCAACGTGGGAGCCTATCAACTATTGCGGGTCTATTGTGCTATCACTTCCAGATGGCACGGGTTTTGTTGGGGTAACCTGCACCGTGTTTGGCGTCACTCGTCAGTGCGTTCTTCCGGTGATGGATCACCGGAACAAGGCTATTGCTAACCCTGATGCGTTCGCTGTCAACAAGAACCTGATGCGCTGCTTGGCGAAGGCCATAGCTATGCACGGTCTTGGCCTGTACATTTATGCTGGCGAAGACTTGCCGGAAGCCCCGCCTGTTGACGTTGAGGCCGAGTATGCCGCCTATGAGGCCGCTAACATCGATGCTTTGCGTGATGCTGCCCTGTCGGGTGAGCCTGCCCTTGCGGCTGCTTTTAAGGCACTCAGCGGGCCATATAAAGCCCGCCTGTGGAAAACCCACGGCAACAGTTTGAAAGCCGCTGCCAAGGCCGCCGGCACTGAGGATGGGGGGGCTAAATAATGGAACAACGCAGCCTTGAATGGTACTCCGCCCGCACGGGCAAGGTGACTGCCTCAGCCGTCTGCAACGTGCTGGCCAAGCTCAAAACCGGCAAGGAAGCGCAGGCGCGTGCTGATTATCGTATGCAGCTGGTGGCCGAACGTTTAACGGGTCTTCCCGCCGACAAATACCAAACGCCGGCAATGGCGTGGGGTGTTGAAAATGAGGCTGATGCGCGTTTCATGTACGAAGAACTCTCCGGCAACATGGTGACAGAGGTTGGTTTTATCGATCATCCTACTGTTGACTTCTCGGGCGCAAGCCCTGATGGATTGGTGGGTGATGATGGATTGATTGAGATTAAGTGTCCAAACACCAAAACCCACATTGAAACGCTGCTGGCCAAGGAGTGCCCTGAAAAGCACATGCCCCAGATTCAGTGGCAGCTGGCCTGCACTGGCCGCCAGTGGTGTGACTTTGTCAGCTTTGACCCACGCATGCCCGAAGGGTTGGAAATGTTCGTTTGTCGCGTTGATCGAGACGATGAATATATTTCAATGCTCGAAGCGGAAATAACAGCGTTTATCGCTGAAATTCAGCAAATTATTGAGAAATTGGGGGTTTGATCATGGATATATCGTTCCACAACGTGAAAGAAATTAAATTTCTGAGAGACGAATTGCCAAACCGTGACTTTGTAACCATCATCATCAAATACGGTGATGGCCTTGTACAAGAGATTGAACTTACGGGGAATGAATACGACCCGTTGCCAATCGTTTTTGAATAGTGGGCTAATCCAATCCGTGAAGCCCATCATGGCAAAAAGCCCCTGCTGCCAAAAAACTCGCGCCCATGACATCTACGGGGAATAAGCAGGGGAAACGGGCAATCATTAACCAACATTGAAAATTAAAAATGAACATTGACAACTTAACATACGGCGAATTGAAACAAATCGCAGCACTATTTTCTGGCTCTATTCAGAATGGCCAGCCCGACTTGTCCACCAAGAAAAGCATACACGCTGAATTTATCGGCAAATTCTGCATTGCCCGATGCCCCAACGCCGGTGTCCATGCTGGTGAGGTGGTGAGTGTAGACGGTGAGACGGTTGTACTAAAAAACAGCCGCCGCCTGTGGAAATGGAAAGCTAAATTAGGTATTGCTTTATCTGGCGTGGCGCAACATGGCCTTGACTTGTCTGGTTCAAAACTAGATGAGGTCAATCCTCAAATTCTGCTGAATGGTGTTTGCGAGTTAATTGTTTGCTCGGCAGAGGCACAAAGGTCAATATCATGAGCGTAGGTTCCGGTGACGGTTTTGGTAACGGTTACGGTTCCGGTGACGGTGACGGTTACGGTGACGGTTCCGGTTACGGTGACGGTGACGGTTTTGGTTCCGGTTCCGGTTCCGGTTCCGGTTACGGTGACGGTTTTGGTTCCGGTTCCGGTTCCGGTTCCGGTTACGGTGACGGTTACGGTTACGGTGACGGTTACGGTGACGGTTACGGTGACGGTTCCGGTGACGATTAACTTGCTCTTAAACTTGACAACTTAACTGGAGATGATGATGAAAGAACCTGTACTTGAAACGCTTGAGGAAAGCGGGCTAGATGATGCGCTGAGTTGCTTTGAAAAACTGGCAGATAAACGGCAGCGTGTGAAGCTAAAGGTTGCGTTTGCAAACGAAGTCAAACACTTGATGCCCGAGGCTTCTAGGTCTGCTTTTGAGGTTGCAGAGAGGTATGCAAAGGGCTTGGCGACTGATGAGGAACTCGACAGTGCTAGTGCGGAGGCTGCTCGTGCTTCTGCTGCTGCTGATGTCGCTGCCAATGATGCTACCCCCTTGGATGACGAAGATGTTGATGCTGCTCGTGCTGAACGTGCTGCCAATGCCGCTGCTTATGCTGCCTATGCTGCCTATGCTGTTTATTCTACTAATGTTGCGTATGCTGCTGATGCTGCTGCTTATGCTGATGATGCTGCTGTTAGAAAAGAAAGGAAAGCCAAGCAAGTGGAAATACTCAAACAATTTTTAGGGGATGCAGAATGACTATTCAAAAACCTGAGCCTTACTGCTGGGCAGTTGAATGGACTAATTCAGTTTGGGCGTTCCGTGGTGAAAACGCTGAGGAGTTGGCGCACAGTTGTTTTCCGGAAAAACCACCTTTCCTCCTGTACCGCGAGCCGCTCGCAAATCATTTTGCCAACGCCGGCAAGGTGATGCCAATTGGCACGGCAAGGGAGTTGCTATCTTGTGCAGCATTGGAGATTTTGGGCTTGAAGCCAAGCACAAAACTCTACGTAATGCCCGAAGCACCTGAGACACCAGTTACCGAGGAATCCTCGGCAGCTCAACCGACACAAGATGACGACTTGACTGCGGTGTACCTGGCGGGGATGCAAAGGGGTAAAGAGCTTGCCCTGAAATCAAAAGTCGAACTTGACAAGGTTTATTGGGAAGGTGACAAGCTGATTGGAACTGTAAAGGCTCCTGCCGGCTTTGTAGGATTGACTCATGATGAAGTTATTGAGCTTATAAAAGAGCTGTGGGGAAGTGCCAGCATTGCGCCACAGAAAGCCCACAGCTTTGCTTGTGCGATTGAAGCCAAATTAAAGGAGAAAAACCAATGACTATTGAAAAACCTGAGCCTTACTGTTGGGCAGTTGAATGGACCAATTCACTTTGGGCGTTTCGTGGTGAAAACGCTAAGGAGTTGGCGCACCGTTGCAACCCGCAAGATCAACCACCACCTTTTCCCCTATACCGCGAGCCTCCAGCACATCATGCCGACATCCTACAAATGGCAGTTGAAGCGCTCGAAGGCTTAATAGTAAAACACCGACATACCCACGGCCTCGACGGTGCGTGGGATACTGAGATAGTCCAGGGCGAAATGGCAGCGGAGCTGCTGCGGCAACACTTAAAACCAAATGAAGTACCCGACCACCTACACAATGCTTGATGCGCTGATGGCGTCACCAACTGAGCCGATGAAACCTGAGCGCAGGCGACACCAGCTCACGAAAATCTACGAAGCTCTGCGGGCTATTGAACTGGAACAAGAACCAACAAAAAGCGATTGGCAGATTCTCTGCTATGCCTGCAATATGGTTGAAGCCTTGATAGAAATCGGTGCATGTGAAGATGCCGACGGCCTTTATGACGACGCTATCAAGTCACTAGCCGATGTTCATGTGCGGGTTCAATCTGGTTTGCCGATGCGCCTCGATGGTGAGGGAGTGCATAATGTTCGGCAGCTCGTGGCGGCCTATGACGAACTGCTCGGGATTGTGCCTGAGCGGACGATGATAGCTGCCCACCGACAGCTTGAGAAGCGGGTGTTCGATATTCTGCGTGGCAATCGAAAGAGAAAAGATAATTTAATCGGGTGATATTGTTTTTTTTATATTATTGTCATACAATGTCACACATGAACCAAAACAAACGAATATCTTTTAGGCTTTGCGATTCCATGCGACAAAGGCTTGAGCGCATTGCAAAAATGGAGCAAAGAACCATTAGCGCAATTATCAAAATGGCGATCAACGATGCAATCATGAGGCGCATTGATGCTGCTTATAAACAAAGGGGGGAACGATGATTGAAGTAGAAGTGGCAGGTTATCCCTGCTATGCCCACATTACCCACGTGAGCGGGGAACATGGCTCTGGCAGCTATCACGCTGCGAGCGATTGGGAATACCACGGCTGGTGTGATGTGGAGTTTGAACTACGCTGGCACAAAGATGACTCGGTGCGGGCTACGTGGCTGGAAAAGCGCATGACAAAAGAGGATAAAGTTTATATCACCGACCTGCTTGAGCGTGCAATGCGCAAATCAAAAATTGAGGATGATGAAGATGCCCAAATTCCATATTAAATGGTTCCGGATGCATGATGTGTATTTTGCGATCGGCAAACGACATGGTGGATTCTCGGTCTGCTGTTGGCCGTTCGAGGTTTTTATTTGGAGGAAATGATGAAAAGATTGATTATTAACGTGTTTCAAAGACTCGGGCTAATTTTGGCCTGCGTTGTAACAATGGCGTTTTTGGCTGCTGCGCTGTCGGATTGGGTTATGGGGTGCGGCGAAGGCTACCATTCTGCAAAAGGGTATGTTGAACCCGACAATCAAGGCTGTTTTTTCTCAAAAGAGGTGCATAAATGATTGACCGTGCCACTATTAACGAACTGGCGCAAACGCTCAAATTCCCGTTTGACCACTCACGCCAACATGTCGAAAATCTCGACAAGTTGGTGGAACTGGTGCGCCTTGCGCTTGAGCGGATGGCGAATTAAGTTAGGCGAAAAAGTGGGGTTATTTTGAGGCTACCCCCTTTGTTTTCTCAAAAGTTCGGTAGCCACCAAGTCCTAAAATTCCGCCGAGAACATACATCAGAACATCTGAATCTAATTGCGGTGGTGTTGGTGCGCCGTTCATTAGTGCTATCCATGCAAATAGCGGGTGTAGTATGGCGGCGTAAGCCATCCCAAACCCGCAAACCCAAACAATGAATGGCCTTGCGCCAGATACAAAAATGCTTTGGTGCGCCGCCTCTACCTTGTTAACCTCAATCTGCCCAAGCATCAGTTTAACCTGTGCGTCCAGCTCGGCCAGCTGCCCCTCTTGCGCCAGCTTCAGTGCCTCAAGTTTCGCAGCGTCCTTGGCTTTCTCGTCGGGCAAGATTTTATCGAGTAGTGGCAAAAGTGCAGTGATAATCTGAATCATGGGTAATACCTACGATCAAGTTCAAAATGAGGGCCGTCCTTCAACGTTCTCCAGTTGCCGCCCCAAATTAGCCTAACAGAACAATCGTCTGCAGCTTGTTGCATGGCCTTTGCAAGTTCGTCGTAAAGTGGCCAATCCCATCGAACTTCCTTGCCTACAATTGCCGCCAAGTCAACCGCGTGACCCGTTAAATGCCTGCTGTTCATTGTTTGACTGGCCCCCGCTTTCATAAGCTCTGCCTGTCGCTTTTCTGTGCGAAGCCCCTCGGTTACGCAAAAATCAACCTTTGTGATTTGGATTGCTCGCTCTATTACTCGGATTAAGTCGGGATGCACTCCAGTCAGATTAGCGTATGACCGACCAGATAGTTTGAATTGCTGCGCCGGTTTGCGGAATATGAATCGTTCAAGAATTGACATGATGCCCCCTAGTTACCACACCACCCAAGCCTAGTTCCGCCGCTGTACGGTCTGACCAAACCTGTACGAATCATCTCGGATGATAGGCTTTTGCCGTCTACCATAACATCGGCAACAACTCGCCCGCTGTACTTGTCATCTTTGACGTTCTGAAGTGTTACGCTTTTGGCCGTTTGCAAATAATGCGCCAGTGCTGCTGTGGCCTCTTCAGCTTTGACTTTTTCAAAATCACACTTGCCACGCAACTCAGGGGCATCGATGCCATTTACTCGAACGGATGTAACAATCTCAACATTTTGCCAAACGGGTACACGGGCTTTAAATGTGTCGCCGTCTGTCACGTTTAATAAATATGCAAAATATAAATTAATCATGTTTGTTTGTGTTCAATATTTTGTCTAAAGCTTCAAATTTTGTTTTTAATTTTTTGTTTATCGTATCAAATTCGCCTATTTTTTGTATGAGTTTTTGCACTAAAAACAAATTAAATATTAAGCCATTCAATGCCAAATAAAAAACCACTTCAAACAAATATTGTTTCACTTTTGTCCCTTTGTACTGCTTAACCAAAAGGCAATATATCGCCGATTTTATTACAAACGTTTTATTACCAACTCCACAACAACATAAACCGCGCTAGCAACTCCCCAAGCTCCGATGCCCCTGTTTATCCATTTCTCTACCGTTCTATCAAGCGTGTGAAATTGCACACCTTGTTTTGTTACCTGCTGGCTTAAATGCGTTAATTGCTCGCTTAAATGTAATTGCCGCTCTTCAAGAATCACCAACCGCATTACCGCATCAGTAAGTTTATCCAGTTTATCCTCAAGCCTTTTTATGTCTGTTTCTGTAACCATAATTACCACCAAAACCAAAACAAACAAAAATGCCAAACCGCCAACGGCATGAGCAAAATCATTTTGCTCTCTTGTCGTAAATCGACCAAGCAAAACCAATCAGTGTCAAAACTGCGCCAATGACTGCTTCGAGGGTTGCCCCGTCAATTCCGTAGCTTGCCGCCATTGCTCCGCCTGCGGTAGTTAACAAGTGCCTCGCTAATCCAAGTGCAATTTCTTTGTTCATTTGTTTCCCAATTTAATGACGGGGATTTCTGGTATCCACCAAAACCATATTCTGAAACACAACGCAGGCAAAAGCCAAATCATTTTTCTTCCAGCGCAGCAATGCGGGCAATGAGTGATTCGATTAGGGCTTGTTGTTCCTGAATGGCTTTTGTTAGTAGAGGCACTACAAAACTAGTATCAATTCCTTGGTATTCAGGCTGCTTCTCCGTTCCGATTAAATTGCCTTCGTCGTCTTTGATGTCAACAATGCGAACTGCATCTTTCTGTCCTGTCACTGCACTCGGGCATATTTCTGCAAGTTCGTGAGCAATAAACCCCTCGCCGTCTGAATCGTCCGTTTTCCATTTGTATGAACAAGGTTTTAATAAAAGTACTCGACCTATGGCATTTTGAATCGGGGCAACGTCTTTTTTTAATCGATAATCTGACGAAGTCACATAAGTAGTGCTTGTGTTGTTAAGGACTATTCCGCCGATTGAAGCGTTTGTCGAATTATGGAAACTTGCTGCCCGAGATTCCAGAGTAGAAGATACATTTTTTAAGGTAATGCCATAAATATTATTTCCGTCATGGTTTATTCGGATTTTTGCAGCAAAACCGCCAATTGTCTCGGCTCCGTCAAAATAAAGCCCTCCACTCGCATCCAGCGTCATCTTCGGGGTGCCAAACGGTATAGTGCTCCCTGCTGTGCCTGCAGGGGCTGAGTACCAACCGTAGCCGCCACTTGATTGTGCAAATCGTGAGGAACCAACACCAGTCGATTGATATTTCCACGTGGTGTCAAAAAATGCGTTTGATGCTAAATTGGTATTATTGCTGTCGCAGAATAATAGCCCTGATGCAGGAGGGCCAAACTGCATAGAAGTTCCAGATGGTGCGGAACTCGGCGTAACACCTACCCCAACATTCCCACTTGCATCAACAACTACCCTTTGCGCTCCACCCGTACTAATTGCCACTTGGTCAGCGGCGGGGAAATACACGCCAGTATTAGTGTCGCCTGTGGGGGAAATTGAGGGGCCTGCGGCTGTGCCTGCGGCTACACCTATTATGCTGTTATTGTTCATGGGCAAACTGCCCGTCATGGGTGTCTGCCCGTCTTTGCTAAAGCTCTGCGTAATGGCTGCGGCTATGTCTGTTAATTGCGCTTGAAAATCTGCGCCCGTTGCCAAAACTCCCGTTACTGGGGGGTTCCATGTGTTTGTTAATGGGATGTATTGTCCTGATCCGTTACGGGGCATGGTTTACTCCAAATTTTCTAGTTTGTAAAGCGTCGATAGGTATAACACCACTATTTCATCAATAATGTTGTTCAATGCCGTTTCCTCTCGTTGTACGGCCTTGTATCTGTTTGCTTCCAAGTATTTCAATTGGTTTTTAAGGCTTGTTACTATCTCGCCTGGAAATTCGTTATCAAGAAAGGCAATGTTTTTGATGATTCCGTGGCGGCCTTGATATGCCTCGGCCAGCGAATCGGCAAGGCCTATTACCTCTTCGTAAAATGCGCCTAATGCTTGGTGCTTGGCGTATGAACCACGCCCCGACACTCGCAAATGCTCTCGGTGCGCTATGTCTCTGGCTAAAAACAGAACTGCTATAAATTGGCCTATCATGTTATTCCTTCATTGATGCAATTGTGGCGGGTAATGCTTTGACTACCGCTTGCGGTAATGCGCTTAGAACTTTCTCGCGTGTTGGCATGTCCATAGTCCCGATTTCTTTGGCAATCAAATCGGCAACTTTTTTGGGGTTGTTGGCCAACATCTCATCCACGTTTCTTAAGATGTTACTTTCAATCGGCTTGGTTATCAAATCACTAACCATGCCGGTTGCTCTGCCCACCACACCAACGCCAGGGGCGTTACTTAGGAATTGAAGTACCTTTGATGTAATTGGCGCTTCGTTGGCTAAATGCTGCGCCAGTATCCCGCCCGTCGCCAATCTGCGTGCCGTTGCTGATTGTCCTGAAGCTCCGACCGCTCGCTGCATACTGTCGGCGATAGTCGCTGCGTCGGTCGCTGCGCCTTTTATCGAACTTATCTGTTTGGGTGTGAGAGTATTTTCTAACGTTGCCCCGCTAAATCCGGTCGCACGTTGTGCAAGTATGTCTGGGTTGCGCAACTGCTGCGCCAACGCTCTGTAATTCAAACGCTCGGGGATTTCTGTTGAACCTGCGGGGATAAGTTTTTCTTCCAGATATTTCCCTACCTGCATCTGATTAATAGGCTTCATCGCCGCGGCGTGTGCTTCTCGGGCGGTCTTATACAAGGGCTGCATATTTTCTAACCCTGTTAATAAATCGTTTTTTAAGCTCATATAAGCATTAGCAACTCTGTTATTTCCTTGATTTGCTGCTTTGCTTATAACATCATCGATCGCTTCTTTTAACCAATGCAACCCTTGAACCGCTGTTTTTTCCGTTAACTCAATCCCTTCTACTTGGGCTAACTTTTGCGCGTGTTGGAAAAGTTCGTTAGGTATCCTTTCCATGAACTTTTTAATGTTCTGTTGTGCCTCTGGGCTGTAAGTTTGTGGCACAAATCCGGCTTTGCGTGCCGCTTCATAGCGTTTTGCGCTTTGCTCTTGAACTGCCGCCGTTGCTGCGTCAATATCCTCCGCCGTACCGGATACTTTGCGCAACTGTTTGGCCAGTATGGCATTTTGCTGCCGAACCTTGTTTGATAACGCACCTGCCGCATTTTGTGCCGCTAACGCATCTTCAAGCGCCGACAATCCAACGTTACCG